AATGTTCCCGGATGACTGGCAAAAAATTTGGCCCGAGTTGAAAGCAAAAAAATCAATTTCTGTAGTTCGCTGAGTTTTCATAAGTTCTCCATTTGATGATTGCAGTATCGACTTAATTTTTTAGCTTGTCACATTTAAAACAAGGAAAAAACAAAATGACTACACCACAGGACGCGTTTTACCAGACTTGCAAGAAATACCCAGGCGGCTTTGAATCACTCGCGCCACGCATGGGCATGAGCGGCCAAGTTTTGCGCAATAAAGCAAACCACAATGCAACAGCAAATCATGTTCACCTTTGCGACATTGAGAACATCATGACTTTGACTGGCGATCTCTCTGTTTTACATGCGCTTGCTGGCCAAGGGAGCTTGTTTTAATGACTGCTTACACGATCAACAGTGACACATCACTTCAAAACTTCATTGGTGAAATTCGTGAGACTTACGAGAAGTTTAAGTTTTTACGCGCCAATGTAAAAACTGGAAAAGATCGCAGCTTGTCGCAAAACGCAATCACTCATGCCTGGTACGAACAGCTTGCAAGAGAGTTGCGCGAAGACGATGCTATTGGCTGGAAATGCTATTCGAAACTTCATCATGGAATTCCTATTTTGCGCGCCGAAGATGAAGAGTTTCGCGATGTTTATGACCAAGTTATCAAAGGTTTGAGCTATGAAAAGAAACTCATTGCAATGAAGTCTTGGCCTGTTACGTCAATCATGACAAAAGAGCAGTTGAGCAAGTATGCAGAAGCGATGCAGGTTGATTTCCGCGCGCGCGGTGTGTTGCTTGAGTTTCCAGCGGGTGACGCATGAATATACATTTTTCTTCTAAGTCTGATGAATGGCCTACACCTGTTGGCTTTTTTGAGTCTTTAAACAAAGAATTTAACTTTACTTTAGATCCTTGCGCAACCAATGAAAACCACAAGTGCGGCAAATATTTTACTCGTGCCGATGATGGTCTTTCAAAAAATTGGGGCGGTGAGGTTGTATTTATGAACCCGCCTTATGGCCGCGAAATTTCAGCATGGATGAAGAAGGCTTATGAGTCATGCAACCAGAGTGGTGCACTTGTTGTTTGTTTGGTTCCAGCAAGAACAGACACTAAATGGTGGCATGACTATGCGATGAATGGCGAGATTAGATTTGTGCGAGGTCGCTTGAAATTTGGCGGCCATAAAAATAATGCTCCATTTCCATCGGCTGTTATTGTGTTTAGGCCAATTCTATCAATGCAGGTGGCTGCATGAAACGCTCACAACTTAAAAGAAGCACTAAGCCAATGCGCAAGAGTCGTGCAAAAAGTACGCCTATTCGCAAAGCGGCGCGCAACCAGGAATGCACTTTACGTTTTCCTGTTTGCAATTTCGATCCAAGCACAACAGTTCTATGCCATTCAAATGAATTGGCTGATGGTAAGGGTATGGGCCTTAAAGCTCCTGATACTGCTGCGGCGTTTGGCTGCTCTGCTTGTCACGATGTTCTTGATGGCCGTGCGCCTCGCCCTGATGGTTTTAGTTATGAACTGATGATTGCGCAGTTTAAAGAAGGTGTTGCTCAGACTCACCGAATTTTAAAAAGAATGGAGTTGATGTAATGGTTATGCATACGGCTAGGGTAGCTCCCGAAGAGGCGAATTTCTCCGCTCGCTCTGCCGCTATGTTTTATGCGGAGAGTTTTGGAGAAACTATGAAACTGACATACAGCGAACAGCTAAAGCATCCTAACTGGCAAAAGTTGCGATTAAAGATGTTATCAGGTGCGAATTTTCGTTGCGTTGAATGTGGTGACGATGAAACCACATTGCATGTACATCACAAGCAATACATCAAAGGCCGAATGGCTTGGGAGTATGAAGATTCAAACTTTGAGGTTTTGTGTGAGGTATGCCATGAGCAAGCGCATTTATCAAAAGATGAATTGAATTATTTAATAGCGCAACTGCCATCCTCATCAATCCCTGCGGTGAATGATTTATTAATTGGCTGGACCAATGCTTTATCCAAAGAAACCCAACCAAATGACCCGACAACTTCAATGATTGGTGCTTTGGCGTTTTTTATGGATAACGCTTTGAACGTTGGAGAAATTGAGTTGCTTTGGAATTCATTAGTAAGCCGCATGCCTTTTGATTCTGACTTGACTATCACGCTTCCAAAGCGCGACAGAAAAGATTTGGACTTATAGGGATTGAATAGTGGCTACTCCGCAACTTGAAAACGGTTATACGAGGCTTGCAAATGAACTGCTTGATGAGTTCATTTCTGCTGGCCTTACGAGCCGCCAATGGTCTGTTTTGATGGCTATTGTGCGCAAAACGTATGGCTACAACAAAACTTCTGATGACATTGGCCTTAGTCAATTAAGTGAAATGACCGGTATTGCAAAGGGGCATGTAAGCGTTGCCGTTCGAGAGTTGGAGTCAATGAAAATTATTAATCGAAAAATGGGTGTTTTTGGTCATAACTTGTCGATTAATAAGAAATATAAAACTTGGAATTTAGAGGCTAAGAGCGTTACCGATTCAGTAACGGTTACTGAATCGGTAACGGTTACCAAATCAGTAACCGAGGGGTTACCGAATCAGTACATTGGGGGTTACCGAATCGGTAAAAAGGGGGGTACTGAATCAGTAACCACAAAAGACAACCTTACAAAAGACAATCAAAAGACAACTCCAAAAGACATTCTTGCATCGCAAACGATGCGTGATCGATTTAATCGTTTTTATTCTGCATATCCAAAAAAGAAGTCACGTGGTCAAGCAGAGAAAGCTTTTGCAAAACTAAATCCTGATGAGCAACTTTTATCAGAAATGATTGCCGGTGTTGAGCAATCAATGAAATCAGAGACTTGGAAAAATTCGCAATTCATTCCTTACCCTGCGACTTGGATAAACGGAAAAGGTTGGCTTGATGAAATTCAAACAGAGTTTTCAGGTTCACAGAAAGCAGTTATTCAAGCGTTCAACGATGCGCTAGGAGAAAAGCTAGGTTTGATTGATGAGTTGATTTTTGTTGAGCAAAGAGCTGCAGCGATTCAGGACTTTCTATCTTTGAGCAGCAAACCTGGATTTCATACAGTCTATTTTGACTGGATTAAAGATAACTGCGATTTGCCGCCAAGAGTGGGTTTTGATTGGCTGATTAATCGAGCAACGTTTACAAAAATCAAAGGAGGGCAGTTCGAAAGACTGCAAACAGCATGATTCACGAAATTCAAGCCGAGTATTCCGTAATTGGCGCATTGCTGATTGATAACGATTCAATTGATCGCATTCCTGATTTGAAGGCAGATCATTTTTACAATCACGAAAACAAAGTTTACTTCACGGAAATTTGCAGACAGATTGCGGCTGGCAATAGAGTTGATGTGATCACGGTCTTTGAGGCGTTGAAAACAAAGATCACGGATTGCTTGCAAAACTTAAACACAATTGCAAATTCTGTTGGTAGTTCAGCGAATATCCAAAGGTATGCGGAAATTATCGTAGATAAGGCGGTTAAACGGTCGCTGGTGGTGATTTCTCGCGAAGTTGATGACATTGTAGCCTCAGGGCAGAAAAGTGCCGTATGCGTTGATTTAGTCGCTTCTAAACTTGATGCATTGGCCCAACAGAAAACAGCAAGCGAACCAAAGCGATTGAATGACCTGCTAACCGGCTATGTAAGCACGATGGAAGATCGCGAAAGTGGCAAGATCAAACCGATCGAAACTGGCTGGCCCGACCTTGATAAAAAGCTTGGTGGCGGCATTGATCGCGGTACGTTGACTGTTGTTGCTGGTCGCCCTGCAATGGGTAAAACGGCTTTTGGTCTTGGTATTGCTCGGAATATTTCATACGAAAAATCATCTTTGTTCTTGTCGATGGAAATGGTCAAGGAACAAGTGATTGACCGAAACATTGCAGCAATTGGGCGAATCCCTCTTTCTTGGTTGCGTATGCCAACAAGCAATTCACCAAGTGATCAACAGAATTGGAATAACTTGACTGCGGCATTTGCTAAAGCCCAAGACTTAAACCTTTACATTGATGACCAAACATCTTTGAACATGCTGGCAATTCGCAATAAGGCGCGTCAAGTCAAGCGAAAGAACGGCCTTGATTGTCTGGTTATTGATCAGTTGTCTTTTATCACTGGCGCGCAATCAGACAAAACCTATGAGGCTGTTGGCGAATATACGCGAGGCTTAGTTCAACTTTCCAAAGAATTGAATATTGCCGTGGTGCTGCTTTGCCAGCTCAACCGCGATGTTGAAAAGCGCCCAAACAAGCGCCCGATGATGTCTGACTTGGCTGTTTCAGGATCAATCGAACAAGACGCAGCAACGATCATTTTCTTGTATCGCGATGAAGTTTACAACTTGGATTCTCAAGATAAGGGGATCTGCGAAGTGATCATTGGTAAGCAACGTCAAGGCGCGCCAGGTGTTGCCGGTCTTGCTTACTTTGGCGATCAAACTCGCTTTGATAACTTGGCTAGGGAATGGGAACCGGACAAGCCTGAGAAAACATTTAAGCGCGGTCGCGGCTTATCGGATGGTTTATGAGTTCCCCTTGTATCAAGTGCGTGAATCTGGATATGAAAGCGCGGGAATCGATGACAAAGCTTGGTTTTCCGGTCTGCAAAAAGTTGCCAGTTGGTTGTTATGTGAGCGTGTACAGAGAAA